GGTCATCAAGGGGCGCACTTTTCCTATATATACCCGTGTTTCCCTTCCCCCTATTCCCCCCATTCCAATCACTTCCTATTTTATATCCATATTGATGACCCTTAGACCCTTTAGGGTAAATAAAGAAAGAGAATCAAGGACTTAGGACAGGGTCAGCCAAATAATTTGATGACCCTATCCATGACCCTTCGGCCCCTGCCAAGCCTGCGGCGGCACGCGAAGCTGTCTGACCCCATTCGTCTTGCGACCCTGGCCTCGATTGAGCTTGCGGATCATCTGGCCAGCCGTGTTGATGTCTCCACGGGCTGGGCGATCGACGCCCATCTCGATCAGGATGTCGGTAACAGTCATCCATCGCCATGAGGTTTCATCCGCCATCCAGTCCAGTCGGCTCGAGATCCGGTCCTCGATCGGGTCGCGCACCTCGAACTCCTGATTGGCCTCGTTCAGCTGGGCCATCTCATCCGGCGCCAGAAACCAGGATTCGCCCCGGTCGTAGATCTGATGAACCTCGGCCCAGAGCTGTTGCATATCGATGCCGTGATCATGGTTGATCGACTCGCATTCGATGACCCAGTATCTGCGGTTCCCGGTCGCATCGTGCAGGAACTCGCGCGGGTTGACCGACGCAAAGAACACCGTGCGCCTGGCGTATTCAGACTCGCGCTTAGCGTAGGCCCGCCGCAGCACGTCGCGGTCGCGCGTGAGGAACGCTTTGAGCTGGGCAATATCGGTCTTGCGAAACGTCGCATCGAGCTCGCCCAGCTCCACCAGCCAGAACGAGCACGCCTGCTTGACCGAGTCCCGGTCCTCGGGCCGCAGCATCATCCCGTCCTGCGCGAGCCGGGTATTGGCCGGCACCAGCGACTTAAACCATTTGGTCTTGCCCAGGTACTGCGCGCCTTGCAGCACCAGCACGCCGTGCGCCGATACCCCCTCTGGCTCGAACGCCGCCGCCACGGCCGAGATCAGCCAGCGGCGCATCAGCACCTCCTTGAGCTGGGCCGGGCTGCTCGACTGGATGCTGTCATACAGCGCTTGCAGGCGGCTCTGACCGTCCCACGGGCGGCTGAGGATCCATGTGGCCGCCGGGTTGTATTGGTTTTGGTCGGCGAGATAGGTGACGAAATCTGACACCTTGTCGGTGGGCATGCGAAACCGTGCGCACCAGCTGATCAGCCACGCCAGGCTCGCGTTGGCCCGGTTGTCGATCGAGAATTGTGCGCTCGGGATCAGTATCTCCTCGTCCTTGCTGATCACGTTGTACCGGATCGTGACGTTAAGCCGGCGCACGATTTCCTGGAAATTCTCGATCGTCGCCAGCACCTTGCCACGGTCGGTCGTGTCGGGAAGCGGCGCCAGTAAAGAGTCGTGACTATTTTCCAGCGTCGTGATCTCGCCCGTCTCCGGGTCGATCCGCTCGGGTTTCGAGGGTCTGGCCATGCCCAGCTGCTTGGCTGCGTCCCGTGCGGCCTTGGAGAGGTCGCCTTGGTGCTCATAGGCGGCAAACAGATCAAACGGCGCCACGGGCTGCCCGGAAGCGTCTGAGCACAAAGGATCCGATGCGTGATGGATCCAGGCCCGGTTATCGTCTGGCCAGACCACGACGCCCGCCAGGCCCGTCTGAGAGTGCGGCGACAGCCAGCGCTTGCCGTGCTGCCGGTAGCCGTAGCGGGCCAGCTGCTCGGTGATGCTATGGGCTCGATCGTAGGCGTCGATGACGGAGTCGCCGCGGTGCTCACGCGGTCGGACCGCGACCGGTCGCTCGGGCTTGGACCACGGACAGACTGCCTCGAGCTGCGGCTTGAGCGCTACCCAGTTAAACCAGAGCGCCAGCAACCATTGCGGCGGCTCGGGCAGCCCTTGCGAGGCGACGGGCCTTGTAAGCCAGGTGTAAGGTTGGCCGGTGGCCGGATGGATCGATGGCGGCAGCACGTCCTGGCGCTGCTGCGTATCGGCGGCCCGTAGCTCGAACACGGTCACGCGGCCGGGTTTGTCTTTGTTGGGCCAGGTTAGCGCGTGATAGTCCAGCTGGACACCGTCGGGCACCCGGAACATGACGCGCACGCCTGGCGGCTGGCCCTGGCAGGTCGGATGCTGGGCCAGTAGCCCGTCGAGATCCCAGCCGAACTCGTCGCAGATCGCTCGGGTCGCCTCGTAGTCGTCGACATCGAACGAGCAGACCCGACTCGGTCCGAGCGCGACGCCGACGTTCCAGTCCGGATTCTGCAGGAAGAACGTCCGCGCCCTGTCCGGGTGATCGAGCAGCTTTTCGCCCCAGTCTTTAGCGAGCGGCCGCTTCTCCCGCGGTGGCAGCGGCACCAGGCGCATGCCCAGCTGCGAGACGTAGCTCGCGGCATAGTCGGCGATGGTGGGCGCGTTCATTGTTCCACCACCGTGCGGCCGTTGAACGAGTGCGCCACGACCGACTCGCCGCATTCGCGCCAAGCGGTTTCGAATGCGGTCTCCTGGTGCTTGGTCCAGTCGTGCCGCCAGAAGATCACCAGCGCACCTCGCTGGTCGCGCAGCTCGTCGATCAGTGCCTCGAGCTGGTCACGGCTGCAGGATAGGATCGCGCAGGCAAGCCGCGCGGTTTTCTCGAGTCGTTCGATGCGCCATTGCTGGCCATCGTAGGCAGTCAGTTTCATGTCTTTCCTTCCGACGCTTCATTGCTGCTTGTCTCGCCGCGTCGATGATGCGAGGTGCAGGAGGAGCGCGGCCGCCGCTCCGGGAATCCGAGTATGCCCTCGGCGCCAGTTGATGACAGTCTGATCGGAGACCTGGAAAAGTCTCTCTAGATCACGATTCTTCAGCCCCGCCTGCGACTGAAGTTCCCGAAATTCACGCGATTGCATTGAGCTCTGCCCTGATCTGACGGTACCGGTCCGGGTTAGTGGCGGCCGGCGGCACCCAGCCGAAGCGGCGCCAGGTGTCGGCGACGTTGGTCTGGCCGGATGGTGTGTATCGAAAACGAAGGTCGTGCATGGGGATGGTGGGGGCACAGACGGGCTTCTGGTGCGCATTGTGATCGCCGCTCATGTGTTCTTCTCCTTTAGCTTTGCTTCGATGGCATCAAGGTGGGCAAGCGTGTCGTTGCCGTATTGCTCATCCAATGCGGCTTTGTCCTCATCCGTCAGCCCGACCCAGCGGCGCGGTGCGGTGTAGAGCGGCACCCAGTTACGCCCGAGCCCAGCACCGTCGAAACGAACGCGGCCGCTTACGGAGTGATACCAGAGGGTTGGGGTCATGGTTTCACACTCAGCTTGTAACTCGGCTCGATCAGCTCCCGGATCTCCGCAGGTATCTTAGGCAGCGGAAACCAGGCGACGTACCAGGTGCCTTTACCCTCCCACCAGCCGGTTTGAGCGATCCCCGCCTGGTTGAGCAGCAGCACCTTCGGCCCGGTCGGGCAGCTGGACATCGGCCGCCAGACTAGGCCGGGATCCGTGATTGCGTGTTTTGTGTCCACGTTTCAGTTTCTCCGAAATAAATTTGACCTTGATCGCGTGCTCCTCAGTGCCTCGGCCCAGGTCTCGGATCAGCCAGGGTCGGCACTTGCACTCGTCGTTCGAGAAGTAGACCGCGCTGAGGTGCTTTACGTTGCGCTTGACGTGCCGCAGGAATATCGCCCGCTTGCTGTCAGTCAGCGCGATCTCGTAGGACATATTCACCGCGATGGTCATCAGATCCTGCTCGAGCTCGTCGACGATCTCGGACGGGGTCACCATTTGGCCTCCCCGAGCTCAGTCGTCATATCCGCGAACGTGCGGATAGCTGGTGACGGCAGCCACTGGTCGCTGGGCTTGATGAGCTGCCGCGGGAACGGCCACGCGACGCTCGCGCTGGATTGACCAGTATTGGAGCTTGCCGATGACGGTTGCTGTTGCTTCGTTGTCTTGTTCCAGTTCGATGAGTGCATGGCGGATGGTGGATGGTGAAAGTAGGAAATAGTCGGCCAGATGCTGGACCGTGACGGGTTTCTTATGCGTCGACAGATAGTCGCGGCATTTCTCGACTGCGGTCATTCTTTGGCACCGATCATGGCGCACAGCATGAGAGCGAGCGCCAGGCCCAGCGGCCATGCGGCCTCGAGAGCGAGAGCGGCGCCGGTGGCGGCTGCGGATAAGATCAAGGCGAACATTGGCATGGGTGTCTCCGGTTGGTGTTCAGGGGGAATAGAAAAGGGGCCGAAGCCCCGCCTGTATTAATTTGTAAGTTGTCCTGCCGCTTCATTCAGGTTGTTCGCATAAAACCCGAGGACTCCTGGTTTTGCTTGGGAAACACCCGCAACCAATGCAACCCACAATCCACGACCGCCAGCTTCCCGAACAATCCACTTCGCTCCGCACTGTTCTTGAATCGTCATCGTTTTTTCCTTCTCTGTTAGTCGCACCAACGTGGTGTCGATGGAGAGATTATGCCAAAGAATTTGGCATTTGTGTCGGCCAAAAGTACTAGGGGAAACCCTAACCGTTCCGTTTTTTGATTATCTGCAAGGCTTCGTCAGCCGATCGCGCAATCCCGGCGATGCCGCCACCAAGCTGGACCTGGCGAATAAAGTTGAGCTGCGCCTCAGTCGGTCGGCCTCGCGGCGCCTTGACCTCGATCGCAGTGAATACGCCCAGCATGCCGCCCACCATCTCGTGCGTGATCAGCACGGGTGTCCAGCCGATGAGGTCGGCGCCGCCAGGATTGCCGACCCCGTAGCGGATGACGCGGCCGGTCTCGTCCCTGTAGGCGCCGACGTTGTTTCGGTGCATCACAGACCCGGCCCGCGACATGGCGAGTCGGATCTGCTGCTGGATGGCTGCTTCAGACACTTGAGATGAGCTTGTCGATGTACCAGCGGGCTTTTTCGAGGTCTTGCTTGCCGCCTTTGTGCTTCCATCGCCAAAGGTACTTGATCGCGTTCGCCGTGCAGACCGCATCGAGCCCTTGCAGATCGGCGGTCGCCGCGGCCAGCGCGTCAATGCACTCGATCGTGCCCCGCGTGTAGTGCGGCGGATGGTTGACCATGTCGGCCTGCTTCTGCTTGCGTTCAACCTCGCGCCAGGCTTCTTCCTCCTTGGCGTACTCGTCCATATTGGTCCAGCCGCGAACGACTGCGTCAGGCATGTTGCTCCCCTTGTTCAAGTCGCAGCTGCTGCTGCAGGAGCCGGGCCTCGACGATGATCTCGCAGCACGCGGCCCGTGCGTCGGCCGTGCGCTGCTGCTGGACCAGCTTGTCGACGGTGGCCACGCGGTTCTTGAGGTATTCGAGAATGGTTTCGGCGTTCATGGGGCACCTCAGAACGGGATGTCGTCGTCTGGCTGCGGCTGGGCCTGCCTTTGCTGCCTCGGCGCCTGCTGCTGTTCATTGTTCGGCTGGAACATTGAGACCATTACCCGGTCCTTGCCGGCCTCGCGCGGCACCGCCGCCAGGTTAATGAGCGGGTCCAGCAGAGCATAGTGCCCGCCGTCGTCGCCCTGCATGATCACGCCGATGTTTTGGTACCGGTTCTTCTGCTTACCGTCCCGGTCGGTGTAGCTGCCGGTCTTGACTGCCAGGTCATACTTGCGAGTTGCCATTTCAAAATCTCCTTAAAAGTTGTCCGGGGGATGCGCCCCCGGTCCGTTGTCTTTCCAACTGTCCGCCATTGCCCGCGCAGGAGGAGACAGAAACACGTCAATGGCTGCTGCTGTTAATCGCCACCTGCAGCTGGGCGTGCGGCGTCCCACAATTTTCTGATGTCCGACTTTAATTGATTGGCGGCAACTTCGCCGCGGTGCTTCTCAACATCTGCTAGGAACTTGCGACGCTGGGCCAGGGTCGGCATGCGCAGCACGGTCCTGGCCTCGCATTCGGCTCGCCAGGCTTCGCATTGATGACAGACGACGCGACCGTCGATCAGTGTCTTGAACGGACCGACCTCGCAGAGCTGGCAGCCGAGGCAAGTCATGTCCGCAGCCCCCTCGATCCTCGAACCCGCGCCATCTGATACGCCCATCCGATCGAATAGCCTCGCTTGATAGCGATGTCCTTCAGAGCCTCGATCGTCCGCGCCTGGCGCACCTCGTCACGCTCGCGTCGCTTGATCTCGGCCAACTCGGCAAGCTCTCCGGCGCGTTGCTGCAGCTTGCTGAGCTTCGGCGCCTGGCGGTGACCGCAAGCTGGGCACTCCGGCGCTGGCCGGTAGACGAAAAAACACCGCTCACACTGCCGAACGACCTCGGGCTCATCCTCGGCCGATCGCGTGCGCTTCGGCGTGCCAGTGAGCGCCCACTCTCGCGGATCGGTCGGCAGGCCGTGGCGGAAGCAATTCCCGGCATGGTCGAGAACTATCAAGTTTTGCTTACCAGTTGCCGTCCGCAGCCCGCGGCCGATGCTCTGCAGGTATTTCACGACTGACTGCGTCGGCGCCAGCATGATCACGCACCCGATGCCAGGCGCGTCGACGCCAGCGACCCAGAGCTGGCAATTGACGACGACATCGATGTCGCCAGCGTTGAGCCCGTGCAAAGCCTCGCGCCGGATGGCCTCGGGACTGTGCCCACCGATGGCCATCGCACGGTACCCGGCAGCCGCGAACTCCGACGCGACATCGTTGGCGTGCTTGACGTTCGTGGCGAAAGCAACCGCCGGGCGGCCGTGCGCCAGCTTCCGATAGTGCTCGACCGCGCTGCCCGTGATGCTGGGCCGGTTCATGCGGTCCGCGACCTCGCCAGGCGCATAGTCGCCGGCAACCGTCCGCACGCCGGTGAGGTCGGGCTGGCTGGGCGCGAAATACTTGATCGGCACCAGCAGCTGCTGCGCGATGAGCTCGGCCGTCGTGCAACTGGGCACGAGCGTGTCGAATATCTCATCGAGCCCCCGGCCATCGAGCCGCACCGGTGTCGCGGTCAGGCCCAGCAGGTGCGGCCGGCCAGCGTCCTCGATTACCTTGCGATACGTCTCCGCAACGGCCAGGTGACACTCGTCGATGACGATCAGGTCGGGCTTGCGGTAGCGGCCCAGCCGACGCGCGGCGGTCTGGACCATGACGATCTGAACCGGCAGGTCTGGCTGATCCGGTCGACCGGCCATGATGTGCCCGTGCGGGATCCGCTCGGCGTTGAGCTTGGCGCTTGTGGCGTCGAGGATCTCCCGCAGGTGCGCCAGGAACCAGACCGATCGGCCCTTGGCGACCGCCTCGCGGATGATGACGGCGCTCGTGTGAGTCTTGCCGCCACCGGTGGCCATGACCAGCACCGGCGCACGCTTCCCGGCGCGATAAGCCGCGCGCAGATCGTCGATCGCCTTGAGCTGGTGCAGGCGAAGGGTCACACGCGCCCCCGTAGCCGATCCGCAGCCTGGTTGATCTTGGCGATGCTGGACAGGCGCGGCTTGGTCTGTCCCTTCTCCCAGCGCCAGACGGTCGCGGTACTGACCCCGGCCTCGCGGAGAAGTTCTCCGACCGTCACCCGAGACTGCACGGCCAGTTCCCGGATCTTCCAGCGGATGTCCTCGAAATTCATGGTTTGGCGATGTCGCACGAAGTTGGTTTGCGGAATCATACCGGAAAGAAAATTTGCGCGTGTGTAAATTTTAGGAATAGAATCGCATCGCGGTGAATTGCCGTGAACTTAAACGGAGAGAACATGGACCCAGGAATCTATGCCGGCATCTCGAACGAGGCGTATCACAGCGGCCCCGGCATCAGTCAGTCGGCGCTGTCAGTGATGGCCCGCAGCCCGTTGCATTATTGGGCAAAGTACCTTGACCCGAACCGTGAGCAGACAGAGCCCAGCGCGGCCATGAAGTTGGGCTCAGCGATCCACACTGCGGTGCTTGAGCCGGGAGAGTTCGGCCGCCGGTACCACGTCGCGCCGTCGGTCGATCGGCGCACGAAAGAAGGGAAGGCCGAGTATCAGCTTGCGCTCGATAACGCCGAGGCGGCCGGCGCGGTGCTGATCACTTACGACGACGCCAAGACATGCCTGGCGATCGCCGAGCAGGTGCGAAAACACCCGACGGCCCGCAAGGTTTTCGCCACTGGCCAGGCCGAAATGTCGTGCTACTGGACAGACCGCGAGACCGGTCTGCTGCTGCGCTGCAGGCCCGACTGGCTCAGCCTGCCGATCATCGTTGATCTGAAGTCGACCGACGACGCGAGCGCCGACGGGTTTCAGCGGTCAGCCTGGAATTATCGGTACTGGATGCAAGCGGCCTGGTACATGGACGGGGTCGAGCAGGCGACCGGCATGCGGCCCGAGGCGTTCCTGTTCGCCGCGTTCGAGAAGGCGGCGCCGAATGCCTGCGCGTTCTACTTCGCCGACCAGGTGATGCTGGACATGGGGCGGCGCGAGTACCGCAAGCTGCTGCGCCAGCTCGCCGACTGTATCGCAACGGATACATGGCCAGGGTATCCCGCCGAGGTGCGGGCTTTGGGTGTGCCCAGCTGGGCGATTACTGCGGCTGAGCGTGCCGCTGAGGGGCAAGCATGAGCTTCATCATCCGCAAAGCAGAGCGCCAGGGTGCGCGACTGCTGATTCAACTTTCCGGCGTGTCTGGATCTGGCAAGACATACTCAGCGCTGCAGCTGGCCTATGGGCTCGCCGGCCAGCAGGCGGACAAGATCGTGCTGATCGACACCGAGAACCGTCGCGGCAGCCTGTACGCAAGCGTACTGCCGCAACCGTTCAACATCCTCGACTTCTATGCGCCGTTTTCACCGGCGCGATACATCGAGGCGATCGACGCGGCTTGCCAGGCCGGCGCCGAGGTAATCGTAATCGACTCGGTCACACATGAATGGGAATCCGAAGGCGGCTGCGAATGGATCGCCAACCAGACCCGTTTTCCGGACTGGAAGCGAGCCAAAGCCGAGCACAAACGGTTCATGACCCATATGCTGCAGTCGCCGGCCCATATCATCGCCTGCACCCGCGCTCGGGAGAAGGTCGACTTCTCAGACCCAAAAAATCCGCGGCCGCTGGGAATCCAACCAATCCAAGAGAAAAACTTTTCGTTTGAATCAACCGTCAGCTTGATGATGCACGACCAGGGTAGGCGGCAAGATGTCCTTAAATGCCCTGCGGAGCTGCAGCAGGTACTAGGCCGAGGTGACGGATACCTCAGCGCAGCTGACGGGTTGGCGTTGCGTCAATGGGTCGATGGTGCGGCCCCTGTTGACCAGGAGACCGAGCACCATCGCGGGATGCTGCAGAACGCCACGGAGCGGGGGCTTCAAGCGTTGCAAGCGGCCTGGCAAAGCACGCCTGCACGGGTGCAAAAGAAACTCGGTCGGCCATTTTTGGAGCAACTCAAAGCGGCTGCTGCTGAGTACGACTCGCTGCGCGGTGGCGCCAACCAGGTGCCCGATGCGGTGGCCGCTCTCAATGAAAAAGACAATGGGGGAGTATTCTGATGGACGTGCATGATTATCTGACGCCGGTCGAACTGGTGAGCCGTTACAAGGGAACGATCACCATCCGCACTTTGGCCAACTGGCGAAGCACCGGAGACGGTCCGGCGTACACCAAGGTGGGCGGACGCGTGCTTTACCCGGTCAAGTCCGTGATGGAATGGGAAAGCGCGAGAACTCTCGGGTGCAAGCGCTGAACCATACCCTAAACCGTACCCGCGAGCCTTTACCGGCTTGCGGGTGCCGGTCGGATTATCGAGGAGTTTTCGGGGGTTAGGTGGTGAGCCCGTCGGGGTTCGAACCCGAGACCCTCTGATTAAAAGTCAGACCGACGGGCATCATCGGCAATCACCTGACATCACCAAAGATCAATAAAACCGGGGTTTTTCAGTGGACCGGCTCGGGAGCCTGCGGTATTCATAGGGCTCGAGATCCACCGAAACCATACCCGGAACCATACCCTAATGCTCACTGACCGCAAGATCCAAGCCGCCCTCAAATCCTGCAAGTCTGAGACCGTATTGAACGACAAAGCAGGCGGTCGAGGGACCGGCAGCCTGGTGCTAGTCATCCGGCGCGGCGCCAATGGCGTCACCGCGAACTGGGCCGGCCAGTGGTGGCTAGATGGCAAGCGGCAGCGGCGGCAGCTGGGCCGGTACCCGGACATGAGCCTGGCCGACGCCCGCGACCAATATGCCCAACTGGTGCGCGGCGCCCTGGCGACCGGCGTTAGTCCGAAGGTGACCGTACCGGTCCAGCAGACGACGATCGCGGTCCTGTTCGAGGCGTACTGTGATCGGATGGTCGCCGACGGGAAGTCGAGCGCCACCGAGGTCCGCCGGTGCTTGAAACTCGCAGCGAAGGATCTGGGCGCCAACCGGCTCGCCGGATCGATTACCCCGGCCGACGTGAGCGCGTACCTGGCAAAGGTCTACCAGCGCGGTGCCAAGGTCGCCGCCGACCGGATCCGGGCTTACCTGTCCGCCGCTTTCAACTGGGCGATTAAGGCCACCCACGATTACCGGGAAGAACACCGCCGGGATTGGGGAGTGTCCAGCAATCCCGTTGAGGCCGTCCAGCGCGATGCCGAAGCCAGCAAGCCGCGCGACCGGGTGCTGACCGAGGGTGAGCTCCGAGCGCTTTGGTCGGCCACCGCTGGGCCAGGCTGGGCGCCCGAGACCCGTGCCGCCATCCGCCTGATGATCGTCCTCGGACAGCGTGCCCGCGAGACCCTGCGGATGGATGTCGCCGAGCTCGACCTCGATGGCGCGGTCTGGACGATCCCGGCCCCGAAAACGAAGGTCGGCAAGTTCGCCCACCCGGTACCGCTGCCGCCCTTGGCGATGGCGATCATCCGCGAGCTGCTACAGGTTCGCCGCACGGGCCTGCTGATGCCGATCGACGACCACGCCCTTACCAAGGCGGTCGAGCGGTACTTGAAGCGCACGAAGGCGCCCCGCTGGCAGCTGCGCGACCTGCGGCGCACCTGGAAGTCGCTCGCGGCTGCGGCCGGTGTCGATCGGTTTACCCGCGACTTGATCCAGCAGCACGCAATGAATGACACTGGCAGTCGGCATTACGACCGTGCCGACTACTTGCCGCAGAAACGAGCGGCGCTGAAACTTTGGTCGGACTACCTGGAGAAGATCCTTGAATCGCCCGAAACCCGATTACGACTTTGTGGCCGAGCAAGCTCTGCGGATGCAATACCTGCTGCGACAGCGGGCAGCGCTGCCGCGTGAGGATCTCGAGTATCTGGTCGACAAGGTGGCCAGCATGCGGGACCAGCGGCTGCAGCAGTGCGTTGCCGAGCTCATCGGTTGGGGAGACGAGGAGCGGGCCGAGCTCGAGACCTTCGTGGCGATCGCGATCGAGGTGATGCGCCGCACCAGGGTCACGACCCTGCGCTCAGCCGCCCGCGTCGTCGAGCTGCGTTACATGCTCAAGCAAACAGCCGAGCAAGCCGCTCCCGCAGCTGGGCACATTCCAGGCACAGAGACAGGCCCAGCACACGCCGCGCGGGCAGGTTAGGCTCCTCGCACTCGATGCACAGCTCCGGCGCCTCGGTGCGCTGTTTGGCGCGAACGGCCGCGATCTGTGCGTCGAGCAGCTGCTGGGCTCGATCGTTGGCGATGTCGACTTCGTCAGCCATCAGCGAACGGCCATGTATAAACCGACATTTGCGAGCGCGTAACCGGCATACACGATCGCCATCGGCGCACCGCCCTTGAGCGCTTGCTCAATGGCGATGTAGGCGTAAATCACGCCGGTGAGGATGATCAGCGGGCCGCTCATACGTCGATCAGTTTGCCACGAAACTCAAGCACGTTGTCACGGAAGCGATGCGCGAGCTCCGGCCAGAGCAGCTCACCGTCCTTGAACGTGAGCACAGCGAACCCGCTGCGCCAGTTCAGCGGGTTGTCCTCGGTGTAGTCGCGGAATTGCGGCCCCTCGGGATCCGCGAGCGTCCCGGTGTCCACGCCGAACCGGGTGCCGCCATAGTCCGAGAACGGGGTCACCTTGAGCGAGTGCAAGTGCCCGGTCACCATCGACTTGCCAGAGGTGACCGTGTTGTTATGCGTTGCGTGAATTCCGCCCTTGAAGCGGTGCTTGACGACGACCGCGTCGTTCAGCCAGACGGACCAGGTCGGTTCCCATTTTGGGAAGTGATCCCGCAGCTTGAAGCCGGCCACCTTCTCGAACTCCGGCGTACCATTGGCGAGCCGAGACTCGAAGCGTGCATCGTGATTGCCCAGCGCCCAGATCAGGCGGCAATTCGGCTTGGCCAGCTTCTCGATCTCCCCGAGCGCGTCCTGGCAGGCTTGGATCTCCTCGGCTGCGGATGGCATCTGCTGCCACATGATGCGCGGGTGTCGGGAAATCGACGCCCCGTCGAAGGCGTCGCCGTTGTTGACGATCGCAGACGGCTGCAGCTCCGAGATCGCCCACAGCAGCCCGCGAAACGCTGTGGTGCGCAGCCCTGGCCAGAAATGCGCGTCGCTGAACACCAGCACCGTGCCGTTTCGGATCCCGAGGTTGAGCCGGTTTGAGTAGGTGCCGCCGACGGACTGAAACCGACCCGCCTGATTGCCTTCAATGCTCAGACTGATGTTGTATTTTTTTTCAATGTTGCGGCGGCGCAGGTAGACATTGCGCGTTGTGATCCCGATCGCCTTGGACATCTTGATTGGAGACCGGAGCTCATTCCACAGCTGAATAAAATCCTTGTCGGAAATTTCAAGTTTCATCTGGCAGTTGATCGATGAGGTTTTCGAGCACATTGATCACGCGGTGCTCGGCGGTCTCGATCGCGCCGTCGATGCTGCGGTGATCAGATGCGGTAACGATCAAGTCGTACAGGAAAACGTGCAGCACCTCGTGCAATGCTGTCTTGCTGAGTGAACCTGAGTTGATCTCCTCGCCCGCCCAGTCGCCCAGCCGGTAAGTCGCGAGCCTGGCGCCGGGATGACACTCGACCTCGGCCATTGCCCCGCGCTGGGCCGGTTTCTGGCCGCGCTCGATCCGCCAGTCGCGCAGGTTCAGCACCCGCTGCCACTTGGCAACGTAGCGGTCGAATTCGGCCACCTGCTCGGCGGTCGGTCGATTCTTCACAATAACTCGGCTTCGGCCTTTCGCCGTCTGACCAGCCCAGGCAGCACCTTGCCGCCACCTCGCACCCAGCGCATGAGTTGCTCGCGGGATGCGTCCCAGTCCTCGGCCAAGATCGTTCGCCGCAGCGTGCTTGTCTGCAGCCGGCCGACGCCGAGGTTGTAAGCGAAATCGACGATCGCGTTGCACCGTCTCGGGTGCAGCGCCAGGTTCGGGCAGGCCCGAAGCGTGCCCGGCAGGTAAGTGTGCCGGAGCTCGTACATCAGCAGATCGTCGGCGGCCTGCCTCGTGATCGGTGGATCCTGCAGCGATACGCGACGGCCGTCCTCGTAATAGGTCGAGCCGTAGCCGATCGTCGGGATCCCCGCTGGGCAGAGATACGGCCGAGCGCGGAACCCCTCGAACTCACGACAGAGCGATGATGCGATGTCCAAGTCCATCGGCCCCCCGTACCGGCTACAACAGAGATCGTTTCTCGAGCGTGCGATTCAGGAAATGATAGTTCAGGATCCCGGCCACCAGCGCCACGAAATCCGGCGTCATTACGAACCGGAAAACGTCGTCGATCGACCCGCCGCGGTAGATCACAGCTGCAGCCATCACGATCTGCATGGCCAGGTAAACGCCGACCAGCGCATACGTCACGACCGGCCGCACGCTGGCCGATAGCCTGGCTGCCCAGCCGCCGGCGGCCTTCGTCATATGGGTCTGCTGCTCGATCGCCGACTTGAAGGCGTCGATCACTCCGGTGTCGAGCGCCGCCTCGCGCTGCGCTCCGATCTCGGCGAGCTTCTGCTGCCCGCGCTGGGCCTCGAGCTCACACTGCTTGCCGAACATGGCGAGCTCGTGCGCCCGCTCGTTTTTTCGGTCCAACCATTTTAGGAATTCCGGCGCCAGACGAAACAGTCCACCAATCAGCGAACCTATAACCCCGCCACCAAGCAGCTCGATCATCGCGGAACCCAGCCCAACCAGGTTGCCAGCTTTGATATGAACGCCCCAACCGCCGCCGCAATGCCACCGACCAGCATCAATGTCTTCCAGCCCCCCCTGGCTTCAGAGAGCGTCCGGTTGATTTCCCCCAGTGTTTCATTCATAGCCTGCATGTCGCGGTGCAGCTGTTTGACGTGCTGTTGTAAGTTCTCAATCTGCGCGTCGTGGCGACCAAGGTCATGGTGAATGCTGGGATTTTCCATGATTCCGCCGGTATGTTACGAATCCACGTCGGGCGCCGGTTGATGATTCTCGACCGACGATCTTGCTGTCTGCTCAGCAACCTGAGCATTCAGCTTGTCAAAAGTAGCCTTAGCGACCTTCAGGGGTAGCTCACCAAGTCCTGCCGCAATTACCGCCAGATCCTGATCGTTCAGCCTAAAGAGATACGTCATTATAGCCCCGCTGCCTGTTTGATTTCATCGGCAGATTGTGCTGAGTCTATTGCAGCCTGCATCTCAGCATACTTCTGGCGGACGACCTGACGCGCGGCCTCCGCAGCCTTAGCCTCAGCAGGAATGGTCGCTTTGATGTCGAGCGGAGCAAATTCCTCCGCGCGCTTGGCGCGTCGAACATCGTGCGCAATCGATTTTGCTTTCTCTAGGTTGATCTTGATGCTCATGGTTTAGCCTCCGAATTCCCAAGCATTCCTGAAAGTCCGATCCTCCGGGATCTCTGAAACATCGACGATACGGTAATCGACGCCGTGCGGAACATCCTTCTTTGCGATTTCCTCGATCGTCAGCCCGCAACCAGGAGCCGGAACGATGATGGCCACACCGCCATCTGGCGTGGGGTAAATGATACGTTTGTTGTCCATTGAAAGATTCCTCTTTGTAGGTTGTTTACCACTCAATCAAATACGATCACGGAAGTGCGACTTGAATCCTTGAATGATGCGCTGTCGTTCTGGACGACGACTTTTAATTGGGTTGTCGACTTCACTACTGGAATAGCCCCCGTCGGGCCATGTCCAATGATCGCACCGTTGTTGGTGTTTCCATCACCTTCGGCACTACCTGCCCACGCATAGTCACTGTCACTCATGGCAGTTGTGAAGTTCACCGTGTATTCTCCGGTGCCGTTGTCGGTAATGCTGCTGACATTAAAACTGGTCCGAATTGATACCGTGCCGCTTCCGTTGAAGTTGACCCAGGCACGCGCCATGCCTTTGGCCGTTACCAGATCCCCCCCTGTTCTGTTCTGAATCGCATCGACTCTTAAAGTGCTCACACATCGGCCCTGCCTTTCGGGTTAGCGGTGCTGTCAGCGGAATACGGCGACGTTATTAAAAGCCCCGTCGTACAAAGTGATTCCTGAGAAAATGTAAGTCGTTCGAATCCTAATGGCACTTGCTGTCCTCGCGGTGAGGCCTGTTTCATACATTGAAGGAACCAAAACATCTGAAGCCGACCAGTAACTGCAGCCGACCATAGAATAGTTTGTATCGCTCATCGCCGTGGTGAAATTGACCGTGTAGTCTCCGAGACCATTGTCGGTGATGCTGCTCACGTTAAACGACGCCCGAATTGAAACCGTCCCAACTCCGTTGAAATTCACCCAAGCCTTTGCCGAGCCGTTGATGACGTTTTCCGCGCTGGTGGACTGGCTGCCCGCGGCGTTGGCTATGGTGCCGACTCGTAGTGTGCTCATTGTGTAGTCCTCGGGTCAGCGGAAAATGGCGGCGCAAATTGTGGCCGTGTCGAAAGCGTTCGCGCCTGTCCCATACATTGAAATGATGCGGCACGACGACGTGGCTTTCGTTGTGTATTGACCGTAAATAATCGGCGTTACTGTAGTGCTCGGGTCTGAAGTCGTTGAAGAAACGCCAGTAACCAGCAAAGCGTAGTTGGAATCGCTCACTGCATTCGTGAAGTTGATCGTGTAGTCACCAGTCCCGTTGTCTGTGATGCTAGACACATTCCCGCTGGCCCGTATCGCCACGGTCCCAGTGCCGTTGAAGTTCACCCAAGCCTTGGCCGTATAGACTTCGACGCCGCTGGTGTTCTGGATCGAGTTTACTTTGATCGTGCTCATTAGACCACCACCCAAGTGCTGCCCGAAGGCACGGTGACTGTGATGCCGGAAGCGATTGTAATCGGCCCAGCGCTCATTGCGTTCTTGTTTGTCGTAATCGTGTAGTTTGTAGTCACGGTCTGGCCGTTCTCAATGAAGATGTCATCTGTGCCACCACCAGTGGCCCCGCCACCCACCGCAGACCATGCTGAACCGTTCCATCCTTCAAATCGTGTGAGTGACGTGTTGAAGCGGATGAAGCCGGCCGATGGTGATGCGTCTCGCTGCGCAGTGGTGCCGACAGCCAGCCTTGTGGATCCGGTGGCGGATGTCTCTACCGCAAGGTTTACTCTCGCGGCTGCTGCTGTGGTGGCGCCGGATCCGCCGGCAGCGACTCCCAAGGTTCCCCATGTCGGAGCGCTGGCGCCTCCCGATAGCAAAGCCTGGCCGCTGGTTCCCGCAGCCGTTCCTGATGCCGCTGTGGTGCTGGTGGCGTAGAGAATACCGCCAGCGGCGGTGAATGTGCCAAAGTCTTTACCGTCCACCTGACCGGCATTTATCGTCGATGCAGCCACCCAACTTGGAGCTGCCGCACCATTGGCCTGTAGCAATGTTCCGGCGGTGCCGGCGGTGAGCTTGCTTAACGCGCTGGCCGAGCTTGCATACAGCAAGTCACCGACCGCAAAGGTGGTTTGACCAGTTCCGCCTTGCGTTGCCGGGATGGTGTATCCGGTGTCGACCACCCGAAACCAGTTCATCGCGGTGGTGCCCAGCGTGTCGGTGGTTTTGAAGCTGGTTGTGAACATCGTACCGCCATTCGTCGTACCAGCGTCGACGTTGACGGTTGCTCCACCAATCTCGCTTGCTGCGTCTGCGTCGGCTGTTCGGGTCCAGGTGGTGGTGGTCAGGTTCGTGTATATACCGTTCTGCGATGCCGTTGCCTGGTTCTTGACCAGCACGCGAGAGCTGGCAGAGATCGTCACACCATCGATCGTGGTCTGTGCCGTATTAAGCGTCAAAGCTGCGGTTGTTGCGCAAGCCACCGACCGCTTGAATGCAGCACCAGGCAGATTCTCGAGTGTCAGCGTCGTCCATGTTGGCGCCGTCGCTCCGTTGGACACCAAGGCCTGGCCGCTAGTTCCTGCAGCCGTGTAAGCCTGCGCTGATCCAGTCCCGTAAGTGACGCCACCGTTGGTCGGAGTCGCTGTGGAATTCGTCCCACCGTTGGCGATCGGTAGGGTTCCAGAGACATGAGTCGTCAGGCCAATCTTTCCCCAGCTTGGGGCGACGCCGACGCCGCCAGAAATCAGAGAGTTGCCTGTGGCAACGTCAGCGAGTTTTGATAACGCGGTCGTGCTTGATGCGTATAAAAGATCGCCAATCACATAGCTGGTCTGTCCAGTCCCGCCGAATGTGGCTGCGACCGTCCCCCAGGTGGGCACCCCAGCGCCACCAGACAGCAATGGCTGGCCTGATGTCCCAGCGGCGGTTGCTGATGCTGCTGTGGTACTCGTGGCATAAACAATGCCGCCGGCAGCGGTGAATGTTCCGAAACTTTTGCCATCGACGGATTGAACATCGATGCCGTAGGTTGTCGCAAGTGTTGTCCAGACAGGTGACCCCACTGTCCCGGTGTTCTGCTCCCACAGTAGAGACGTGGTATTGAAACGAATAGTGCCGACGGGAGGATTGGTCAGCGTAACCGTATCACTGCGCCCTTGCCTCACGGCATCGTCAAGCCGAGCGCCAAGTTCTGTCAGGAAGTTGGTGTAGGTGCTGGTCAGTGTCGGTAAGCTGTGATTTGCCATTTAAACACCTTTTACGTTCCAGCCGACTGTGCCTGCGATGCGGGTGCCGGAAGTGTTGAACTGAAGGATCTTGAATCCAGTGG